AACAAGGATGAAGGCAACCCCGCACGATATGTAAATCCGGGTGTTGCTCCAGAAGGTAAATACTCAGAATGGGTTGATGCCAGAAATACACATGATAAGGACCCACTAGACCCTCATTCACACTTTGGCATTCTGGGTTACAACAGCATAAATCATTATAAGAATTATTTGGCAAGCAAGGGCATACCAAAAAACATATGGGTAACCACAGAACCAGAAGAATGGGAAAAAAGATTAAATAATTATAATGAAGAAAGGGACTTTCAAGGAGCAAAAAGTGATGATGACTCAAGAGTTTTTCCCATGTATCTTAAGATTGTAGACAGAATGTTTGATAATGATTTCGAAACATTGACTGCCGAGGAAAAGAAAGAATTTGTCATGGGGAAAGATCCATATATTCTCTCCGACCAACAACTTCAATATATCTTAGATAACATAAGAAATAATGAATATTACAATTCATTGGATTCAAGCGGCAAAATACAGTTTGCCAAAAAAACTAAAGATCAAAATTTATTTTATAAAATAGCACAAAATCCTAACCTTTATGGTGATAATGTTAAGCAGTTGCTTTTGTATGCAAATAACAAAGACGAAATAGCAGAACTTTTAGGAAAAGATAACTTCAACAAACTTTCTGATAAGGATGTTGTGTGGTTGCTTCATGATTCAATTGACAATGACAAAGACAAAATAGCAGAACTGATTATCAAAAACAAATCAGAACTTTCTGGTGATAATGTTAAGCGGTTGATTCGTTATGTAAAAAACAAATACAAAATAGCAGAACTTTTAGGAAAAGATAACTTCAACAAACTTTCTGATGAGGATGTTGAGTGGTTGCTTCATTATGTAAAAGACGAAGACAAAGACGAAATAGCAGAACTGATTATCAACAAAAAACCAGAACTTTCTGATAAGAATGTTCAGTATTTGCTTCGTTATGCAATTGACAAAGACAAAATAGCAAAACTGATTATCAACAACAAACCAGAACTTTCTGGTGATAATGTTGCGTGGTTGATTGAATATGCAATTGACAAAGACGAGATAGCAGAACTTTTAGGAAAAGATAACTTCAACAAACTTTCAATCTATGATGTTGATTGGTTGCTTTATTATGCAAAATACGAAGACGAAATGGCACGAACCCTTAACCAATACATTCAAGATAAAACGTCAGAAATGCAAAGGCTAATTGGTAAATATCTCAAGAAATACAAGCAGAACTTGTAATTCTTGTGGTCATTGCGAAAAAGCAAACAGGAAAAACCAAGTTGAATTTGTTTGTAAAAAATTTAGAACGCCCTCTACCTGCACTGTGTTCGCTTGGCCGCTGCCAGAAGTCACCATGTTTTGGACAGGTGATGCAAACTTTGGTTTTATTGTTTTTATATTCTGTTTTATGATAAGTATATTTATTGTTGTGAAGTTTTTCGACCTCAGCTACAAATTCTTTAGTTGTCTTTTTATGCATTTTTGAAACTTCGCAACATCATACTTATCTGACTTCGATAAATTCTCAGGACCAGCCATTGGCCGAAGATTGCTCAAAGCATTGATTATCTTTAAGTCAAATATATCGTGATCTAAGAACGCCTTCAAGGGCAAAATATGATCCACATGCCAGACCCCATCCTTTACCTTCTCATAGTCTGGGTGATTTAAGATATGATCTTGAAGTTCCTGCGGTGTATATCCCAAAAGTTCATGGGTGCGACGTGTTTTTTTCTCTCCTGTGGCCTTCATAAACCGGCGAATGTGCTGGCCGCAGATTTTGCGAAACTTTTTTCGCATTGCTATCGCTTCCCGGTCTGGGTCGTACATATAGCAATTTTCGCCCGATACCTTGGCCGAGCCACACTTCTTGCAGTTGGGGCAGCGAGTGAAATTTGACCAATTAGCCTCGGTTTCGCCACCACACTTACAGATGTAGGCAATACGAATCCGTTTGTCTTGAATCCAAGACCGTACAAACTGGCAACCCTTGGATTTACAGAAGGCGATTATGGTAGCGTCGGAAGTACGCAGTTTTTCTGAATTGGTTTTGGCTTTGCAGAGTTGGCACTTGTTGCCTCTCTGGACGTGCGATAGCCTAATCTCAATTTCGGAGCCACAAGAACAAATCGCCCTCATTGGCGTGTTATTGGAAACATAATTGGTCGCCAATAACTTGAATCCCTTCTCTTCAAAAATCTTCTTCACTTCTTTGTATTGCAGCTTGTTGTGTCCACCGCTCGGCATAATCAACTCCTTATATTCATGAAAGAATATCGCATTATACAAAAAAGAAACCGGCTGATATAGCCGGTTCCTATTTTTGTCGTAAGTCCAATCACACCAATGTAGTGATCAGATGATAAAGTTGGCAATCGACATGCGGGCATAAAATTTTGCCCCTTCCCGCAGCAATTTCTTGCCATACCGGGTGAGGATACCCTTGCGTGGGCAGAAGCTCTCTGGGTCCAATACTACCGGAGTTTGTGTCAACGGTACATATGGGCAGTAGAAGTAGCCCGAATCAAGGTATGTATCGCCCTTGTAGCCCATGAGCAACTGATTGCTTGGGAATAGTGGGTCTTTGTAGAGTCTCCATCTGTTGTTGACAGTGCCAACATATTGAATACCCAATGAGCTTGTGAAAGTCTCGCTTGGAGCAGGTGCGAAGCCTGCTGTGGCTGTCTCGAACATGGATGCTACTTCTGGGCTTGTTACGACCCAGTTAGCCCCACCACGGAGAGTCTTACGGTGAATGACGGCAGATACTTCTACCAACTTCACATATAGAGACTCATACTTTTCCTTAATCGTTTCGCCAAGGCTTGTATTGAAGTCCCAAGCTGTTACTGTACCGGCGTTGTCACGAAGGTCGCCCAATACTTCACGGTCGATTTCAAGGTTGATTTCCTGAGCCAATACTGCTGTGAGTTCAGCTTCTGCGTCCAAGTTGTGCTGGGAACGTAGGTCTTGCTGAGCTTCGTAGCTCCATACGGCCTTCAACTTACGAGTCTTGGCGGTAATATCTTCGCTTTCGACTACGAGGTTGATTTCCGGCAAATCTTGTTGACATTCCATGTTGTGCTCGTAGTTGATTACAACGTGGTTAGCACCCGGCGCTGGATTCGCACCACCTGTCCAAGCCAATACCAACTCACCTGTGTTTAGGTTGAGGCTGGAACCGGTTGCTGTTGCTTTGACCGTTGGTGAACCAACATCACTGAAAGTGAAAGCACCTGCGGAAGAAAGAACGAACGTCTGGATGGCTGTGGAGCCAACGTATACAGTACCAGTTACAGTACCGGCCAGTACAGGCGTGTGTTCAAGCGGAGCATAGTTGGATGATGCGTCTGCGCCATTGTCTACCGAAGTAGATTCGCCTTGAACGAATTGGTGTGTGTACCAAATATCCAAGTTAGCTGTACCGTCAGCCTTTTGCATCAAGCTGTTTGCGTCATCACCGGGGAAACCGCTGTTGTTGTCAGCACCACGGGTTGCGCCCTTGTTGCTGGAATAACGGAAGCGGAGGTAGTAAACCAAACCTGTTGGACCCAACAATGGCTGAACAGATACGATCTTGTTAGCAATAAGTTGTGGGTAGATACGACGGACAAGAGGAATCGAAATTCTCTTGAACTGAGCAATGTCGCTCGTGTCGGTGCTGGCTTCATTTACCAGAAGTTGATTTTCGAGAAGAACTGCTGTGGCAGAGCGGACGTATTTATCTTCGATGTTGTTCAAAAGACCAGTCTTTGCCCAGCGAGTTTCTAACACCTTTGCTTCATTAAGAAATCTAGAATTTGCGTTCATATTTTTTCCTTTTGATAATTAGAATCGCTTATTGTGTCTTTAATCCAGATAGGACCAAAAGTTGATCCATTTCGCTGCTTCCTGTGTTATATTCCGCTATAACTTCGGTATCTTCAGCGACTTGTCCTCTCCCCGTTGCGTTCTTTGCTTTTTCGATTTTTTCTTTCTTTTCTGTAATGACCTTGGCCTTCTTATCTTCGGTTGTGGTCTTTGTAGCTTCTGTAATTACGGCTTCGGCTTGACGCTTCCACTCGTTTAGCTTTGTATTTTCTGTAGAAAGACGGATGTTACGGGCTTCCATAATCTTGAGTTGGCCCTTCATATCTTCCATTTGCTTAGAAGCAGATTCCAATTTCGAGCTTGTTACTATGTTGAAGTCGGCGTCTGTGAGATAGCTAGAAGTTACTTCTACAATCTTGTCCAAAGCAACCTTGTGTTCTGCCATGCGTGGGTCATTCAATACTTCACAACGAGCTTGCTCGTAAATTTCTTGACCCTTGAATTGCAAGAACTGGTCTACTTTGTCAACAATGTAGTCTTTCATCTCTTGAAGTTTCTTGTCGTACTCTTCGTACATCTCAACTTCGAGTTGATTGTTCTTCTCTTTTTCGCCCTTCAACATCTGATAGGCTTCTTCATAGCCTTCTTGAAGTTGTGCGTTATACTCTTCGCCTTGTACCTCAAGACGGTTACGCAAATCAGCAATAATTGCGTATGCTTCTTCGTAACCCTTTTCTGCTGTCTTTTCGGCCACAGCTATTTCATTAGAAAGCTCGGAATAGGCTTCTTCGAGTTTTTCGTTGTACTCTTTTTCGAGAGTAGACTTAGCCTCCCCCAACATCTTTTCAACCGAAGTTGCGACCTCATTGATTTCAGATTCTGGCAATAGCTTCTTTAGTGCTTCTACAATTTTATTATTCATTAGCCTAACCTCGCTTTAATGTTGCTAGTTTGTTGTTCTATGATTCCGCCCAAACAAGCGATAAGAGCTTCTTTATTTATACTTCTACTTTCATTTTTATTAGAAGAATTACTAAAATCATTTGTCTGGATTACATTTTCTTTATGACCTACTACTTTTTCCTGAAAAGCAGCATGTGTGCTTGGGTCGGCTACAGCATCGAACGTAATAAGTTTGTAGCTTTCCCCAATAACAAAGACGCCATTCTCTTCTTTTCCACTCCCTACACCTCGGCTACTAATACCCACTCGAACTCCATCATTAATTAGAGCCTTGAGGATACGGCCTGCTGGTGTGTTCAAAATCTCGCCCTCGCCCATCAGGTTATTTCCTTCCCACCACACATTGGTGACAATGTGAGATGCTTTCTCGAAGTGAATAACACTATCTGTTGGGTGATCTAGTTCACCCACTAGACCACGGGCCTTGATGATTGGCGACAATTTCTTGACGTTCTCATCAAGGATAGAGTAAGGGTAAACTCTGTTGTTTTTATTTTTAGCTTCTGCTTCTTGGAACTTGCCCCTGAATTTCGTTGTCCCCTTATCAGTTGACTCGTTGAGATTCAAGATAAAGCCGCCATCGGAGCAGCAGTCAATGAGTAACATGTCTCTGCCGTTCATTAGGCTCCTTATTTGTCAACAGTTGAGTTAGATTTTCCAGGCACATACGGATTATTCAAATTCGGCCATGTGTCGCTAGACTGCCACCGACTCAAATTATCTTCGTCTTTATCGGCACCCTTTTCGCCATTCATGGTGTAATTCCCGAATGGTTCAGGAACGTAAGGATTCTTCAATGAAGGATAGGTGTTTTCGCCACCGATATTTCCCCATCCATGATTTCTCATTTCGTCATCCAAGTTATTCTTGAAGGATTTGCCGTCACTTACAGGAGCTTCGCTGCCCCAATCGCCATTGAGATTGCTTGCCACTGCATTGTGTTGCTTTGCGGCCCAACTTGTTTTTGGGTGGTCTCCATTCACAGAGTGATGTGGATTATTAGAAACATCCCAATCTCCTTCCATATCATCAACATTGGATTCAAGCAACTCTTGCAAGTAATTTGCAATTTGCTCTGCCA